AACTCTCTAATCATCATAGCGATTTAAACCGCGCTCCATGTCCGCATATTGCTGGACAGTGTCAAAAATCCACGGGCAAGCTTCGCGGAGCTTGCGCCTGTTTTCTAAATCCAAGTACCCAACCGCGGCATGAAGGCTATCCACTGCCTCGCGGATTCTATCGATACGGGTATCGGCTAGGCCGATACCCTTTAAATAGTGATGATAGATGCCGCTCATGATGCAAACCCCCCATATATTGCCAGCTTTTCGACTAGCTCATTGATGACATTGTTTACGTTTTGCGCTTCGGCTTCGGCATCTTCCACCTCTTGCCATAATTCTTGGGGGATATCGCTATCCTCGCGGCATACATGCTCTGCCATCCCCATCATTTCTTCTAGCTCAGAGGCTAACTGCCCAGCTTTATGGGCGTGCTTCCATAAATCAGAATTTAACTTACTCATTATTTTTTCTCCTATTGGTTTAGTACCCATTAGCTGGGCTTATCCTACGTTATCATACTATTAGATATGGGTAAAGGGTTTATTTATCCTGCATCCTGCGACCTCGCTCTGCGGCCTGCGGCCTTGTACCAAAATTTCCGAAGGAAATTTTGGGCAAAAGAAAAGGGGGCTTTCGCCCCCTGTCCCTTAGTCTTTCTTCCTTCTTAGCCATGCCCAGTCGGATACCTTGCCTTCGTACATGCGCTTTAGCCATGTGGCTTGTGGGACATTACTGGCATTGGTATGAAGCCCGATAAGCTTGCGGATAAACTCCCTGTCTTCGAGCGGATGGTATTCCTTACCATCTTCGGCCCTGTCCGCTGAGATCCACAGCATAGGACCATTTACCAAGCGATAGAAGTGTGCTCTATCGCACCATTTATCCACGTTATCTTTTTTAATCTCCCCAAGGCCCAAGACCATAGTCCAGTCGATAACAGAGAATTTATATTCTGGGAGATTATCCCAGTCTTTAACATCTTGTGCGTTCCAATTTAAAGGCATGTTAGCCCCTTTCTGGGGGGACTATGCCCCCCTGTTAGAGTTTGATTAAAGCGGTAGCTGACCGTCCCAAAAATCTATGTTCGCAGTATCCACTGCCTCGAACGGAGTCATATCGTCGTGATAGTAATCCATCCATTGCGCGTCAGGTAAATCTTCAACGCCCAGTCCTAGAATGCCGGAAACAATCTTATCGCATTCTTTATACCAGTCATCAAACACTGGCTTGTAATCGTTATCGTATGACATTGGTTAGCCTTTCTGGGGGGACTATGCCCCCCTGTTAGAGATTGAGTTAAACTGCTTTACCGTCTGACCATGTACGCTTGTATTTTTTGCGCTCGGTCGCTGGGTTCAGGATAGGGACGATAGCCTCCACTTCTTTATCCATAAGGCCGTTATCTATGCAGTATTCTTCGAACTGCTTAAACTCTTTAGCCGCTTTAGCCGCCGCTGCTTTTTTATCAGCGTATTCAGCCTTCGCTGTTTTTAGGGCTGTTATAGGACGCCCAACCTTTACTGCTAACTTAGACATGACATTTCTCCCGTGTCATTTTTTTGACGCCTTCCGTTCTGGTTCGCGTCTAATACAGGTATTAGATATCATATCTAATGGTTGGTCAATACACTAAATGCATTTAATTCGGTTGAATAAAACTTTTTTTATACAACTATAGGTTATCAGCCCCCCTAGCTTGGGGTTACTGGGGCGAATTGGTAATCAGTTTTTGCCCGTCGCGTACCCCCCACCCCCTTATATGAGAATGCGAGTCATTCGCAGTCGTGTCGTGTCGTTGGGTTGATAAATTCATTCAGATATATTATCGTTCGAGGCATGGAGAACAACGCTGCCCTAGAGCTAATACCCGATGAGGTATTAAAAGAGATTTATCTTCTTGAAGACCAAGCCAAGCGTCTTGAGATGCGAGGTCGTGCCCAAGAAGAATTCATGGCTTACGTCCATCATGTCTACGATGGTTTCATAGAGGGGACCCATCATAGAATCATAGCGGAAAAGCTAGAGCGGATTGCCAGTGGCGAACTGAAAAGACTGATTGTCAACATGCCACCCCGACATTCTAAATCAGAATTTGCATCCTATCTCATGCCGTCTTGGTTTCTTGGTAGGAACCCCAAGTTAAAAATCATTCAGGCCACAATGAACACGGAACTTGCTGTTAGGTTTGGTCGTAAGGTTCGTGATTTGATTGCTGACCCTGTATATAAGGAAGTATTTCCTGATACGGAGTTAAAGGCTGACAGTCAGGCAGCGGGCCGATGGGAGACAAACGCGGGCGGAGAATACTTTGCTGCGGGTGTAGGAGCGGCGATGACGGGCCGAGGTGCGGATTTATTGATTATTGATGACCCGCACTCGGAGCAGGATGCTTTGTCCACGACTGCTTATGACAATGCGTATGAGTGGTACACTTCGGGTCCTAGACAGAGGCTTCAGCCTGGGGGCAGTATTATTATTGTTCAGACCCGGTGGTCTAAGAAGGACATTACTGGCAGGTTACTGACGGCGATGGGTAAGGACATGATGTCTGACCAGTGGGAGGTAGTCGAGTTTCCTGCGATTATGCCTTCGGGGGAACCATTATGGCCTGAATTTTGGAAGAAGGATGAGCTATTAAAGGTCAAGGCATCGTTGTCCGTGGGCAAATGGAATGCGCAGTGGCAGCAAAATCCTACTTCTGAAGAGACTGCGATGGTCAAGCGGGAGTGGTGGAGAGAGTGGGAAGAGGAAGATGTTCCTGATCTTGACTATATTATTCAGTCGTATGACACGGCGTACAGTAAAAGAGAGACGGCTGACTACTCTGCCATCACGACGTGGGGTGTTTTTAGACCTTTTGACAATGGTGAGGAGCATTTAATTTTGCTGGATGCCAAGAAGGGTCGTTGGAACTTCCCGGAGCTTAAAACCATAGCGCGTGAAGAGTTTGAGTATTGGGACCCAGAGTTGATGTTGATTGAGGCGAAGGCGTCTGGTCAGCCTTTGGCGGATGAAATGAGGTTACTGAACCTCCCTGTGGCTACTTTTAGCCCCGGTCGCCGAAAGGGTGGGGGCGGATTAGACAAGACAGCGCGTATGCACATTGTATCCCCTATTTTTGAATCGGGAAAAGTGTGGTATCCTGCGGGGGAAAAGTTTGCTGACGAAGTTATCGAGGAGGTTGCCTCATTTCCTAATGGCGACCATGATGACTTTTGTGATAGTATGACTATGGCGCTCATGCGTTTTCGTCAGGGTGGTTTTATCCGGCTCGACGGCGAAGAGTTTGAAGACGATTACGTTCCACGGAAGAGAGAGTATTACTAATGTCTAGCGATCCATTTAAGTACGACCTTGGTGGTCATTTACTGAACGAGTACACCAAGGGCATCTACATGAAGCCAAAGCCTGCCACTGTGAAGATTGGCAAGGGCACCAAAAAAGGTACAGGAAAAGGTACTAAAGGTAGTAAGTAATGGCTAAAACTGCCAAAGATTTAGTTAAGAAGGACCTGAAGGAAAACAAACTGAAGGTCCCGGAGCTAGACGAGAAGACCAAGAAGCATCGTGACCAGATGGCTATGCTTGAGATGAGAGCGGAGCTAGAGCCGTATTTCATCGACAACCCTTTGGCTCGTTTGGGTTTTGATATAATAGAACGAGGAGAAGCAGCGGATGGAACACCGGGCGGCGAGATATATTCCTATATTGTTGGGGACGCTGATGTTGCTCCTGCCTACAATCTTTATGGAGAAATGGTTACCCCAGACAGTCTTGACCCCAAAAATGAATATACTGACGATCTCTCCGATTGGAGAGAAGACCTTGCTAAACAGGGCATCGAAACCTTGTTACCGAGTTCCGAAGGCGCAGCCGTGTTTTTTCAGCAAGGAATTGCTACAGAGGACGGAAAATTAAAATTCAAAAAAGAATATGGTGGCGAAAACGAATACACTAAGCCACGACAAGGACTCACAACTTTAATGCACGAGTTAGGCCACTTGGGGGCTTCAAAGATAATGCAAGACTTAGACTATAAGTTTGAGTATGCTATGGATGAAGAAGACATTATGGATTTAATGGAGGCTCGTTCTATTCGTGAGCAGGGTGTTCCTGTTTTACAGCAATCCGACGTAGACCTTTCTGAGAAATATCCGTATTTTTCAGAAAAAGAACTGAAACGTGTAGACGAAGCTGCCTTGACAATGTTGCGACAACGAGGGGTTCCCCCACAGGCGACTCAAGGAAGATTTAAGTACGAACCACCAAAACCTACAATGATGGAACGAGTATTAGGGATATTTAAATAATGGCGTTACCTCCAAAACCTTTAGCCGGAATGGTAGAAGAATCAATGGGTGCAGGCGGACCGAGTTTCGCGGACCTAGAAACTGAGGTCCAAGTACCGTTATTCGAGGAAGATGAGCTTCCGCCCAATGTTGTAATGATGGGTGAGGAAGAGGGTTTAGAGGTTGAGGCAGAGGTTTACGACCACAACGCTAACTTATCTGAGGTATTAGATGACTCGATACTTGGAGCTTTGTCCTCGGACCTTGGATCTAAGGTAGATGAGGATCAGGGTTCACGGGACGAGTGGCAGGAGACCATTGCCAAGGGTTTGACGTTACTTGGTATTAATTACGAGGAGCGCAATGAGCCATTTATGGGTGCTTCTGGTGTAACGCATCCGTTATTGTCGGAGGCTGTGACGCAGTTTCAGGCGCAGGCATACAAGGAGATGTTACCTCCTGGTGGGCCTGTAAAGACGCAGATAGTTGGTCAGCAGACTAAGGAAGTTGAGGATCAGGCACAGCGTGTTAAGGACTTTATGAACTATCAGGTTACTGAGGTTATGGAGGAGTATGACCTCGACACTGACCAGATGTTGTTTTACTTACCGATTACTGGTTCTACATTTAAGAAGATTTATTTTGACCCGATGCGGCAGAGGGCTGTGTCGAAGTTTGTTCCTGCTGAAGATTTAGTTGTGCCGTACAGCGCGACGGATTTGCAGACAGCGGAGCGTTACACGCATGTTGTTCGGATGACTGAGAATGAAATCCGCAAGATGCAGGTTGGAGGTATTTATCGTGATGTATCATTATCTGTTTCTGAGGATGACGAGTCTGATTCAACAATTCGGGGCAAGGCTGACGAGATACAGGGGTTACGTCCGGGATATTCTGATGAGGTTTACACGTTACATGAAATCCATGTGGATTTGGACCTTGAGGGATTTGAGGATATGGACGAGATGGGTGAGCCGACAGGTATCCGGCTTCCATACATCGTCACTATGGACGAAGCTTCGGGACAGATTTTATCAATAGTTCGTAACTGGCGTGAGACGGACCCTCTTCGTCGCAAGCGTCAGTATTTTGTTCACTACAAGTTTCTGCCGGGCTTTGGTTTTTATGGCTTTGGTTTGTTGCATATGATTGGAGGATTGTCTCGTGCAGCCACTTCTATCTTACGTCAGCTTATTGATGCGGGTACTTTGGCGAATTTACCGGGTGGTTTCAAGGCACGGGGTGTTCGCATTCGCAATGATGACGAGCCTGTTAATCCTGGTGAGTTCCGCGATCTTGACGCTCCTGGTGGGGATATTCGTAATGCCATTATTCCTTTACCATACAAAGAGCCATCGGGCACCCTTGCCCAGCTTTTGGGAGTTATCGTCGATTCTGGTAGAAGATTTGCACAGGTGGCAGACACAAAGGTCGCAGATGTTAATGCGCAGGCTCCAGTTGGTACGACTGTTGCGCTTATTGAGCAAGGTTCAAAGGTAATCAGCAGCATCCACAAGCGGTTGCATTATGCTCAGAAGAACGAGTTTAGGTTGCTTGCGGAGATTTTCTCGAACAATCCTGTTCCTTATCCATACATGATTGGGGCGAACGTCCCGCCGGATATTATGGCGCAGGACTTTGATGGTCGTGTGGATGTACTTCCTGTATCTGACCCATCAATCTTTTCTATGGCGCAGCGTTTGTCTTTGGCACAGACGCAGCTTCAGTTGGCGCAGGCTGCTCCGCAGATGCACAATATGTATGAGGCGTATCGCCGTATGTATGACGCTCTGGATATTAAGAACATTGACAATATCTTGCCGCCACCACAGCCACCACAGCCTATGGACCCCGGCACGGAGAATGCAAAGGTTTTGATGGGACAGCCATTACAGGCGTTTCCGCCACAAGACCACATGGCACATATTCGTGTTCACGCTGCTATGTTGCAGCAGCCAGCTACGGCTTCTAACCCACAGGCGTTTATGCTTTTACAGGCCCATGTTCAAGAGCATGTGGCTATGCATGCTCGTGATTTGGTGCAGGAGATGTTTAATGGCGTTATGCAGCAGGCTCAGATGCAAGGTGAGGCTGTTCCACAGATTGACCCAGCCGCATTGGAAGCAGCGGTTGCACAGCAGATTGCGGACACCACAGAGCAGTTAGCCCCGCTTCTGACACCGCCGCAGCAGCCTGACCCACTTGTAGCTATCCGCCAGCAGGAGTTACAGAACGATACTCAGGAAATACAGCGCAAGGCTATGAACGATGCGATGGACTTCCAGATTGATCAGGCCAAGCTGATGCAGGCTTATGACCTAGCACAGCAGCGTCAGAACTTGCAGGAGCAGATTGCTGACGACCGTAACTTGGTTAACGTATATCGTATTGACACACAGGCAGACCTGAAAAGAGGGCAGTAGCGGCTAATGGAAAGACAGATTATCACTGGCCTCATGGCTCTCATTATTGCTCTGGCTGGTTGGAATCTGAAAACCACCTACGACCTGTCGCTAGCCGTCAATGGTATGCAAGTCAGCCATGCTGATAAGGATGCTATCCAAGAGATGAAGATGGCTATTCAGCGGCTAGAGTTTATCCTTCTTAATGATGCGAGTGAAAAATGATACAGTTATTAGGTGTTGTAGGTAATCTTGCTACTACCTTTCTTGAAGGCAAAGTAGAGAAAGAAAAAGCTAAGTCAGAGATTATGAAGACCGCTGCCCAGCATGATAGCAAGTGGGAGCTAATCATGGCTGAGTCTACGAAGTCCTCAATCAAGGATGAAATCGTCACCGTGATTGTTCTAATACCTGTTATAATGGTTTTCGTTCCCGGTATGGAAGAGGTTGTTAAGAACGGCTTTGACCGCTTGAATGAACTGCCAGACTGGTATCAGTATTTAGTTTTCCTTGTGTGTAGTGCGGCACTAGGAATTAAGGGACTGGATAAGTTTAGGAAGAAGTAATGCAGGATAAGGACAAGGACGATGGCGGAACTAACAATGGAGAGGTTTCTCAAGTGGAAGATACTTCCTCGCTTGATGATGATTATGCTCTCAATATCCGCTTGGCGGGTAGTGGAGTGGTTTATGACATTACCCGACCCAACAACACAACAGGCGTCACTGGTTAGTGTTGTGTCTGGCGCGATGACAGGTGCGTTTGCGGTATGGCTCAATCACGAGAAATAGTGTAGAATAGGTTCATGGCTCGTATTAAACAATTTGCAGATGATTTAGGTATTTCTTACGCCGAGGCCGAGCGCCTTGTAAAAGAAGGACGTAGGGGCAACGGAAGAGGTAGACAAGTTATGAACAAATACATGAAAGCTAGAGACGGCAAGTCAGTAACTGGCCCGAAAGCACGTCCTAATGCAGAAGACAGATTTCAGCTAGAGGGTGGTTTTGACAGCGAAGCTTATGAGAAAGCTTTAGAGCGGGAAGAGAAGCTAGAAAAGTACATGGAAAAAGCTCCCAAGCGTTCTGCAAGGCTGAAGCGTCGTGGTGATGACGAGAAGGTTGTTACAGCAAAAGACGGTAAGATGTTTGTTCGCGGTATGGGTAAAGCGTGTATGCGTGATGCGAAAGAAGTGAAGATTAGATAATGTCAGAATATGGCTACGACGATTTCGGTGGTTCTGAAAGCTTTACTTCTGGAGCGGCAGATCGTTCGGCTGCGGAGCAGGTGTCTAGTTTTCAAAGCAGCAGAGACACTGGCGGTGACAACGATGGTGGCGGTCAAACCTTTACTCGTGGAAGATCATTACCTGGCGGCGGCACACAAATCACTGGTAATAAAATCACTGGCGGCAGAATAATCAGCGACACAACAATTGGTCGCGGTGATTATGATAGGAACAGCCAGCAGTATAAAGACTATCTTGATCAGACAGGTAGAAGTCTTCAAAATCCTTATGGCAACACAGGTATCTTTAGCAACATCTTTGGTGCGGATAAGGTTAATTACAACCTAGACCCAACCACTGCTCAAAACATTTTAGACGCAGGCTTCCAACGCTTCAGTAATTTTGAGGGTCAGGACGAGCTTTCACAAAGAAGAGGCTTTGGTAAGCTTTTTGGTGGGCCTGAAGGTGAGATGACCGCGCAGGGTGAGGTTCGTAAGCAGATAACACCTATGAGCACTCAGGAAACTGCTGGTCGTTTGTTGTCTTCCGTGATGGGTCTTGGACTTCCTGTTTCTATGATTGAAGGTGGTAATGTTGGTTATGCCCCTATGGGTGGTGCGTATGACCCGCAACTTGACCCACAGGTAAATCCTGATGTCGCCGGAGGCGGTGGTATAATGGGCTTGCTGACAGGTGGTGCAGATGTTGGTGGTCTTGGTCAGACATTAAAAGACCAACTGATTCAGGCTAAAGATATTATCACGAGCAAATTCAGCCCTCCTGAAGTTGCTGCCCAGCAAAACCAAGGACCAATTCCTAGCTTTGACCCTCGCCAAGCAGACGCTCTTAGTCAAAACATGGCTCCTTCAATTCCAAGTCCGGCGCAAGAAGTGAAGACAATGAATTTAAGTGAAGTTCAGCCTCTCACGCAAGACCGTATGATGGCGGCGATGTTGAGTGGTATGGACGGAGCTTCTTCTGCTTCGCCGCAACTGTCAGGCATAAGTGACCCGACAGCCAGTGCAAAAGTTTATGATTTAAGTAACCCTGGTGTGATGGATGGGTTGGAGCAACTAGGTGTTCCATCATATAAGCGAGAAGACCTTCAGAAGCATCTTGATAAAGGACGTGAAGTAACTCTTGATTCAGTTACAGGAAAAGCTCAGGTAAGTTACCCTGGCACAGCTAGAGGTCTTTCCTACGACCTAAGTGACGATCTTAATATTTCCAAGGGTTTTGAAATAGACAAGCTTATGGAGTCTGTTAAAGACGCACTTTCCGACCAAGGAATAAGTGGTAAAAGAGTTACAGGAGAGGGCAACTTTCAGGAAGGTCCTGCGTTTATGAATAACTTAGTTTCTGATGCCTCTGGTTTTGCTCCTGGTGTTGTAAACACCCTAATGAACCTTGACAACCCTTTTCAAACAGAAATTGGTGGTGGTACGCTAGAGTTCAAACCTCAAGGTGACTTAAATCAGGGACTGACAGGTGGCAAAATTCAGTTCAATCGACCGTTTCAAAGTAAAGACATGGGGATTGGAAATCTTTTTAGGATGCTCGGATAATGAAAATAGAAATCAAACTAATACCTGATGGTCTGGACCTAGCAAAAGAAATACAGGATGGAACTCCTGTAGACGAGATGCAAGATGCTTGTCCAGTGGCTACACAGGATGTTGAAACCAATGAGGAGAACTCACGGTTTGCTATCAAGGACCATCAGTATGGTCCAGCTATCAACCCGGAGGAAAGCTGCGGAGTATGTGCGGCGTTTAATATTAGTCCTGAGATGCAGCAGTGTATGAAGGACGATTCTGGCGAAGTGGGCTATTGCCAGTCATTGAAATTTATGTGTTCAGCGGCTAATTCATGCTCCATCTTCGCTCCCGGCGGACCGATGACAGGCATGGATGACTAATGGACATATATCAATTTCTAAGTAAATATCAAAAAAGCTTGAATAATAGGATAGAAGACGTTAGTGTTTCTATAACCAGTGGTAGTATATCTAATATGGAAGACTACCGCGCGAGGGTTGGTGAAATACAGGGTGTCACCTATGCTCTCGACGAATTAAAGGCCCTGCTACAGAAGGTAAGCAACGTCGATGACACTGATAGTACCTGACTATGTACTCGCCCAACGGCAGGCGAAAGAAAAAGCCGAAAAAGAAGCCAAGAAAAAATCCCTTACAGAACGAATTCCACAGCCCACAGGATGGCGACTACTTGTCATGCCTTATATGGGTAAGGAAAAAACTGATTCTGGGATTTATGTGCCCGATCAAACAAGAGAACGTGAATCACGGGCTACCGTCGTAGCTTACGTTGTTAAGGTAGGCCCTCTCGCCTACAGTGACTACGATAAGTTTGGTGAACAGCCGTGGTGTAAAGAAGGTGATTGGGTGTGTATCGGACGCTACGCAGGTTCTCGGTTTCAGATCGAGGGTGGCGAAGTGCGAATAATCAATGACGATGAGGTCATTGCAACCATCGTTGATCCTGACGATATTAAAACGTATGGAGCATAGATATGTCTACCGACGCATTACAGCAAGAAGCTGAAGAAAAAGAAATTGAGATTGTTGAGCAGGAAGAAGATACTTCCGTTGAGCAGGAAGCTGCGGCGGAAGCTGTTGCAGAAGACCAGCCTCAAGAGGAAAACGAATTAGAATCTTATTCTAAGAGTGTTCAGCAGCGGATTAGTAAATTAACAAAAAAGTATCGTGACGAAGAAGCACAGCGTCAAGCTGCGGTGGAGTTTGCCGAAGCCGTTAAAAAGCAAAACGAAGAGCTAAAGCAACGTCTGAACGCATTAGACCAGTCATACGTTGGTGAGTTTGGCACTCGCATTGAGTCACAGATAGATGCCGCAAAACAAGCTTATCAGAAAGCCTATGATGAAGGTGATGCTGAAGCGATGTTTGAGGCGCAAAAGAATTTAAGTAAACTTGCCCTTGACCAAGCACAGCTAGACCAAGCGAAGCGGCGTCAGGAGCAGCAAGCCTCTCAGCCAGTTGAGCAACAAACTGCTGCGCCACAGCCTTCACAGCCTTCACAGCCACAGCAGCCTGCGGCACCAGACCCGAAGGCTGAATCATGGGCACAGAAAAATGAGTGGTTTGGCAGCGACCAGACCATGACTTATGCTGCTTTTGGCTTGCACAGGCAATTAATTGAGGACGAAGGGTTTGACCCACAGTCCGATGAGTACTATAATGAACTTGACAACCGCATGCGTACTGAGTTTCCGCACAAGTTTAAGGAACAAGTTCGTGGCGATAATGGACCCAGAGTCGCTTCTGCTGAGTCCACGGCCTCACGGTCGAAGTCACCAAAGGGGCGCAGAACAGTCAAGCTGTCACCTTCGCAGATTCAGATTGCGAAACGATTGAATGTTCCGCTCGAAGAATACGCAAAGTATGTAAAGGAGAGCTAAGATGGCTGATTCTACTAAAAGAGCTTCACGGGACTCAGAAACTCGTGCAAAGTCCACAAGGCGTAAGCCTTGGGCACCGCCTTCAAAGTTGGAGGCACCAGAAGCCCCCGCAGGCTACACTCACCGTTGGATTAGAACTTCTATTCGTGGTGAGGATGATACAATGAATGTGTCATCAAAAATGCGGGAAGGTTGGGAACCTGTTCGTGCTGACGAATATCCTGAACTCAAGGGTCGCTACCCTACAATTGAGGATGGTGAGCATGCAGGTACAATCGGTGTAGGCGGATTAATGCTTGCCCGTATCCCAGAGGAAACGGTTGAAGAAAGAACTGAATATTTCCGGGAGCAGACCCGTACACAAATGGATGCCGTTGACCAGAACCTGATGAGGGAACAACACCCCTCAATGCCGATTCATAATGAACGGAAAAGTCGTGTATCGTTTGGGGGCAGTAAAGACTGACCCCGTTAACTTTAAGGAGTAAGTAGATGGCGAATACAAATGTCGCTTTTGGCTTGAAGCCAATCGGTCTCCACGGTGGCGCACCTGCCACTCAGGGCCAAACTGCATACTACATCTCCGGCACAGCTTCTGCAATCTATCAGGGTTCTCCAGTCAAAGTAGAGACTACTGGCGGAACAATCCTGGTTGCTAGCACTGCTGCCGATGGTGAACAGCTTTTAGGAGCTTTCGCAGGATGTGAGTATGTAGACGCAACAACTGGTGAGAAGAAGTTCTCAAATTACTGGCCTGGTTCAGGTTCAGCTAATACGAGCTACGACATCATCGGTTACGTTTACGATAACCCAGCGCAGAAGTTCTTGTGTGTTGCTGATGGCACCATGACAAACAAGGCAACTGCTCGTGCAAACATTTTCAAGACCGTAGATTTCGACAACGGCGACGCAGGTAGCACAACTACCGGGCTGTCAACAGGCGTTGTAGATATCTCAACAGCTTCTGCGACAGACCCTTCTCTGCCGCTGATGATTGTTGGCATTCAGGAAGACGTAGATAACCAAGACTACGCTGCCGCCGGGATTGCAATGATTGTTAAGATCAACAACCATGTGTTGCTCGGCAATGACGCCGACGCCACAATTGCATAAGGGAGTGTAGATAATGGCTATTTCTCGCGCACAACTCGCCAAAGAACTAGAGCCGGGCCTCAACGCTCTTTTTGGCATGGAATACAACCGCTATGAAGGTCAGCATGCTGAAATCTTCGACACCGAGTCATCTGACCGGGCATTCGAGGAAGAGGTAATGTTGTCTGGATTCGGTGCGGCTCCAGTGAAAAATGAAGGTGCTGGTATCTCATACGACGATGCCAACGAAGCTTACACTGCTCGTTACAACCACGAGACAGTGGCGATGGCCTTCTCAATCACTGAAGAAGCAATCGAAGACAACCTTTATGACCGTCTTGGTGCACGTTACACACGCGCACTGGCACGTTCAATGGCACACACCAAGCAGGTTAAAGCTGCCTCAGTTCTTAACAACGCCTTCAACTCATCTTTCTCAGGTGGTGACGGTGTAGAACTTTGTGCAACAAATCACCCGCTAACAAACGGTGGCACATTCGCCAACGAACCATCAACAGCAGCAGACCTGAACGAAACTTCTTTGGAAGACGCTCTGATCAACATTGCTGGGTTCACTGACGAGCGTGGTCTTGTGATTGCCCTTCGTGGCATGAAGCTAATCGTTCCGCGTCAACTGCAATTCGTTGCAGAACGTCTGCTAGTATCAAACCTTCGCGTTGGTACAGCCGACAACGATGTAAACGCAATCAAGTCATCAGGCATGCTGCCTGAAGGTTATGTAGTCAACGACTACCTAACAGACACCGATGCGTTCTTCATCAAGACAGACGCTCCAAACGGCTTCAAGCACTTTGAGCGTATGGCTCTGAGCACAGCAATGGACCCAGACTTCGACACTGGCAACATGCGCTTTAAGGCTCGTGAGCGTTACAGCTTCGGCTTCTCAGACCCACGCGCAGTGTTCGGTTCACCGGGCGCATAGTAGCTACTTTAGCTACAAGCGGACAAATGATATGAAAAGGGCGGGTATTCACCCGCCCTTTTTTGTTGTATAATAAAGTATCCCTGACAGCCGCATGGTGTGGCTGACACTAGCCACGACAGGAGTATAAAATGGCTCGTACTACTTTCTCAGGTCCAGTGAAGACAAACACTGCTTTCTGGTTGAACCCAATCACTTTTGCTAATCTTCCAACCGCCGCTGCGGCTAACGAAGGTTATATGTACTACGTTTCTGACGCTCTTAAAGCTTCCGAAACTGCTGGTAACGGTACAGGCAACGTAGTTTTCTCAGACGGCTCTAACTGGATTCGTGTAGACAACGGCGCAACCGCCGCTGCTTAAATAGGAGGCTGACATGGCAAGTCCAGTAAAAGCCTATAATGTCACGGGAACAGGAGCCGTAGGCCCCGGACGTTCTCGTATTAAGCAGGTTGTTATGTATGCAACTGGTGCTGGCGCGTTCACTATTACCAACGGTAATGGTGGTGCAACTCTTTTGACGCAAAAATTTCCAACAGGGCAGAGTGTTTTAAACATTCCTGACCACGGTATTATTGCAGAAGATGGGGTGTATGTAAGCGCGATATCTGGCACCAACGCAGAACTAACAATCTTCTTGGCGTAAAACAATGTCTGTCTACGACTTACGTTCGATATCTCAAGGCGGCACAAGCGAACCGTTTGAGCTACAGGTTAGTCGTGGGCAAATTCCGGGTCACACCCCTCGGAATATTTTCGGCACTGCCACGGCAATCGGAACAACTTTCCGAACGCCGTGGGAGCTTGCCAACACAAACGCCCTTCCCTTTTTATCTACCCAGTCTCAACTGACGCTCTCCAGCAGCAGCGCCAGCGACACGGCTGTGTCTGTTCTGATAAATGGGCTAGACGACAACTACGAAGTTGTTACTGAAGTTGTTGCGCTGAACGGGCTTACCGGTGTCACAACAACAAAAGAGTTCCGATTTATAAATGATCTTATAGCCGTTGTTGGTAACGCTGTTGGCCTAATTTCTGCCAAGGTTGGTGCTACAACATACGCAGCGATTAATGCTGGATATGGCAGAAATCAAGCGGCAGTCTTTCATGTTCCTGCGGGACATTCCTTTTACTTAGGTCGTATTGATGCCTTCACCGCGTCAGCCAACAACGACACTAAAATTATGACCTTTAGAAACCACAACACCTTTTCAGACGGTCGTATATTTAACATAGCTCAGACAAGCTTCTTGCAGCGCATGGATATTCAGCGGGTAATTCCTTTTAAAGTACCGGAAAAAACCTGCATTGAGTTTCAGGTTAAGATGAACAGTCAGACTGCGGACATTGGTATTTTTGGTGAGGGTATTTTAGTTAAAGAACAAGGGCGGCTCTAGTGGCGACAAAGAAGAAAAAGAAATCAGTTAGCCTTTCTGTTAAAAAAGGTGAGAAGCTGCCAGCATCCAAGGGTGCAGGGCTAACAGCGAAGGGCCGTGCTAAGTATAACCGTGCTACAGGTTCTAAGTTAAAAGCTCCACAGCCACAGGGCGGCAAGCGCAAGAAGTCATACTGTTCTCGTTCAAAAGGACAGATGAAGATGCACAACATTAGTTGTAAGAAAACACCAAAGAAGCGTATTTGCGCGGCACGGCGGAGATGGAAATGTTAAACGTATTACTTACGGGTGTGCTTGGATTTTTGGCATGGATTGCCTTGTCTGTTGTTGAGTTGAAGACAGAAACTGCTGTGATATCTGTGAAGGTGGCTGAAAACCATAAAATGTTAACACCGTTGTGGCAAGATTATTTGCAAAGGAATAGAAATGACAATCTCGCGTGGTTCAATGAGTCAGCAAGTCTCGAAGCCGGGGGGCAAAAAGATGAGTAAGAAAGATGCTTGCTATCACAAGGTTAAGTCCCGTTACAAAGTCTGGCCTTCGGCTTACGCAAGCGGTGCCCTTGCCAAGTGCAGAAAAGTCGGTGCTTCCAATTGGGGCAACTCAAAAAAGAAAGCCGAGGGTGGCATACACGAGCAAAAGCCGAAACGTGCATTCAGAGGAGCCGCCATCAAAGGGACAGCAGTGGCGCGTGGATGTGGTGCTGTGATGAATGGTAAACGTAAAAGAACGAAAGGGCGTGTAACGCAGTCATAGCATGGATCCTGTAAGCGCATTCGCCATTGCCACATCTGCTTATCAGGCGATTCGTAAAGGATTTCAGATAGGCAAAGAAGTTGAGTCGATGGCGGGGGACATCGGCAAGTGGATGAATGCAATCAACCACATAAAGGAAGGGCATAACAAAGCCAAGGGTCGAAGGATAGGCAGCGTAGAAGAAGAGGCATTAGAGACCTTTGCTATAAAGAAAAAAGCGGAGAAGATGGAAGATGAGCTTCGCAACTTTATCATTGGTAACTATGGCTTGAATGGTTGGAATGAGATTATTAGGATACAGGCTCAGTTACGAAAAGAGCGGCTTGAAGAGAAAAAACGAAAAGAGGCTCAGATACAACAGTTACTAGAAATAGGGACAATTTGTTCTCTAACTTTTTTGATTGCTGGGTTTATTATTTGGGTAGCGTGGATGGCTTATGGCAGTTAGAAAGACAAAAAAAGGCGCAGCGTTAAAGCGTTGGTTCAAAGAAGAGTGGAAGGATGTCCGCACAGGCAAGCCGTGTGGCAGGAAAAAGGGCGAAAAACGTGGTACGCCTTATTGCAGACCTTCTAAGCGTGTTACCAGCAAGACCCCAAAAACTTCCAAAGAGATGACGGCTGCGGAAAAACGTAGTAGAATAGCACAGAAGAAAAAGTTAGGTCAGCCTGCTGGCAAGCCTCGCAGGGTTAAATCGTTAAGAAGGAAGAAAAAGTAATGAACTGTTCTCCAAGAAAAGCCGCCGCTGGCGCAATGATTATGCCTGCTAGAGCAGGTAAACCTAGCCGCACACGTTTCAAGATGGGTGGTGGTAATTTTCCTGACCTTACTGGTGACGGAAAAGTTACCCGCAAGGATGTTTTAAAAGGTCGCGGTGTACCAGGATTTAAGTACGGCGGCTCAAACAAGAAGATGAAGTAGCATGGCAACATCAGGTTCAACAAACTTCGACCTCGACGTAGCTGAGATAATCGAAGAAGCGTATGAGCGGTGCGGACTTGAAGTTCGCACTGGTTATGACACTAAGACAGCGCGTCGTTCTATGAACTTGATGTTTGCTGACTGGGCAAACCGTGGCCTGAATTTATGGACAGTTAAGCAAGGGACACAAGCTCTTACTGCTGGCACAGCCACTTACACCTTTGCTGCTTCTTACACCGACCTTCTTGAAGTTGTTGTCCGCAGAAATAATGTGGACTACGAGCTTAGTCGAATGTCTCGTGGTGAGTATCTTACTTTACCAAACAAGGCATCAGAAGGTCGTCCTAGTCAGTATTACTTCAACAGACAGGTGCAGCCTCAAATTACTTTGTGGTCTACACCAGACAGTTCTACTGACACTCTTGTGTATTACTACGTTAGTAGAATAGAAGACGTGGATACTTTGGCAAATACAACGGACGCACCATTTCGCTTTTTGCCTTGCATGGTTGCAGGTCTGGCATACTACATTTCTATGAAGAAAGCCCCTGACAGAATACAACTGCTAAAGTCTGTGTATGAGGAAGAGTTCCAACGTGCGGCGGATGAGGATGAAGATAGAGTACCACTGAAGTTACAACCTAGTGTTTCTTATCTTCGGGTGAACTAATGGCAAGGTATGCGTCTGGGAAAAAAGCATGGGGGTACTCAGACCGTTCTGGCTTTAGGTATCGCTTGTCTGAAATGGTAACTGAGTGGAATGGTTCAAAGGTTGGGCCGGATGAGTTTGAGCAAAAGCATCCTCAACTGGAACCCATAAAGACAGGCGCAGACCCACAGGCATTGCAGGACCCTCGTCCAGATCAACGCACAGAGTCTGCTGTTGCAGTGCTTCTAGGGTCAAACCCGTTTCTTTCTGGTTCTGTGGGTTCGGCAGTTATTACTGTATCTGAGCCTGGACATGGACGTACAAGTGGGGATGTAGTAAGATTTCGGAAAACAAATGGGTTTGATGGCTTTACAAAGGCGGTATTGGAAGATGCGTCGGGTTATACAATCACTGTTGTCACTGCTAACACATACACGTTCACAGCGTCCAGCGGAACAGCAACAGCCGGAGGTACACGAGGCGGTGGTCAAAATGCGACCTCTGGCCCCGTTACACTTTCTCCATAGGAAATAGGTTATGTCTTTTACTTACACACAGCTACAAGATGCGATACAGGATTTTGCGGAAAACACAGAGACTTCTTTCGTAAACAACCTTCCTATTTTTATACGGTCGGCGGAAGATCGTATCTTTACTCTTGTTGACCTTGAGCTTTTTCGTAAGAACGCAACGTCTACTTTGACTGCCACAGACCCGTATCTCAGTGTACCGGGGGATTATCTTGCTCCGTTTTCTTTGCAGATAACCACGTCAGGCAGCGAAGCATTTTTAATGTTGAAAGATGTTAACTACGTCCAGCAATATAACATTGATTACGGCTCAACTTCTGCGCCGCAGTATTACGCTATTTTTGACGTAGACAATTTTATTTTAGGACCTAGCCCAGATCAGGCATATACTGTAGAACTACATTACTATTACCGCCCTGCCAGCATCACTGCTGGTGTTGGGGCAGGGACATCATGGTTGAGCGAGAATGCCCCGAACGCTCTTCTTTACGGCTCACTTGTGGAAGCGTATACTTACATGAAAGGTGAGGCGGACATGATGCAACTGTACGAGCAGAGATTCGCGCAGGAAATTCAAAGACTGAAGGATTTGGCAGAAGCTAGAGAGAACAGTGATGCATACAGACGGGGCTTACCAGATAGGCCAAGAACTTAGGAGTTTGTAAGATGGCAACAAGTAACGCGGCAACCACATATCTGGAAAGACGCATCTTGGATTATCTGTTCAAGAATGATTCTCTTTCCTTTGCTTCACCCGGCAACAGCATTTATGTTGGTTTGGCTACCGCTGTAGGTAATGCTGAAAAAGGTAATTTAACAGAAGTATCTGTTAGCTCAGAAGACGCTAACTATACTCGTCAGCAAGTAACGGCAGCAAATTGGAAACAATCTGTTACCACACTGGCTGTAGCGGCGGGGTCTGCTGACACAGAACTGATTTTGACAGACGGGGAAGCTTTCCCTTCTTCAGGCACAGTGACAATCAATGACGAAATCATCACCTTCACAGGCAAGGACGGCTCTGCTACTGCCGATGTAAACGGTTCTGTTTCATCCTCTACCAACGTAACTGTGGACGGTAACAGCGGCACAATTACTGTTGGCATGGTTGTAACAGGCACAGGCATCTCTGGTACGGTTCGTGTGGCTACTGTGACATCACAGACTGCCATTGTATTGGATACTGCGGTTACGGTGGCTGACGACGTTGCTCTATCTTTTGATGGTACAAATACTTTGACAGGCTGTACTCGTGGCGCGTCAAGCACAACCGCCGCATCACATAGCATTTCTGACACAGTGATTTCTGACCAGCAGTTGATTAAGAACGATGACAACATCGAGTATTCAGCATCAAGCGGCATTGCAAGTTACACTGTGACACATGCTTTCATTGCTGACGCAAACATTGCAACAGCCGATGTAAATGGTGCGGTTAGTTCCTCTACAAGCGTAGCTCTTGACGGTAATGTTGGAACTATTGCTGTGGGTGATGTGGTTCTTAACACAGGCGCATCAGGGATTGTTCGTGTAGCTACAGTAACTTCGCAGAACGCGATTGTTCTGGACACTGCTGTAACTATTGCAGATGACACAAAGCTAACCTTTGACGGGTCTAATATCCTGTTTATTGGTGCGCTGGACGCAAGCAAGACAATCGCTACGGGCGACATTTTCCGTATTAACGCAACTAACTTGAGTGTTGAGTTGAAGTAATGGCACTGGTTATCAAAGACCGTATTAAAGAAACAAGCACTACCACGGGCACTGGCACATATACACTGGCTGGTGCTGTTGGTACTTCGTTTGATGCGTTTTCAACAATAGGTGATGGCAACACCACCTATTACGCATGTTCTGACGGTACGGACTTTGAGGTTGGTTTAGGCACATATACCTTGTCTGGCACCACCTTATCCAGAGACACTATCTTTGAGAGCAGCAGCACAAAGATTACAGCCGATGTAAACGGTGCGGTATCTGCTTCTACCTCAGTGACTGTGGATAATGTGCAGGGCGGTACGTTGACAGTAGGTCAGCGCGTCAGAGGCACTGGAATTACAGGAGTGGTTAAAGTAGCTACTGTAAACAGCCAGACAAGTATTGTGTTAGACACAGCCGTCACACTAGCGGACGACACCGCCTTAACAATTGGTGACGAGAAGATAAACTGGACCGCAGGTACTCGTACAATATTCTGTACAATGCCTGCTGAGAAGATGATTTTTAATGACGCTTCCGATAGTCCAGTAAACTTAACAGAGCAAGACCCGAATGCTTTGGCATTCGCAATTGCATTGGGGTAAGAGATGGCAAACGCATTTAAGACATTTACAGACACTGCGGTTGGAACGGCAAATGCCGATGTTTACACTTGCCCCGCCTCTACGGAAACAACAATCATTGGCCTGAACATTGCCAATATTTTGACAGTTTCAGTTACCGTTTCTGTTCAGTTGATTAACAATGACGGAGACAATGTTCATATCGTAAAGGACGCGATTGTGCCTGTTGGCTCGTCTTTGGTGGCTGTCGGTGGCGACCAGAAGATTGTTATGAACGCTTCTGATATCTTGAGAATAACTGCAAGTCAGGCCTCTGCCGCAGACGTAACATTATCTGTGTTGGAGATTACATAATGCCATTAAGCACAATAGGAGCAAATCAAATTGCCTCAAACGCTGTAACAAACGCTAAGTTAGCTAGTGGGGCGGTGACTGCTGGAGATTTGCCCAGTGGTACTGTGTTGCAGGTTAAGTCAGTTAGTGACAATACTGAGTATGATATAACTAGCACAACTGGAGAGGACATTGGACTATCTATAACCATAACTCCGACAAGTGCAACATCTGAGTTTTTACTTACAGGGTCTATTGGTATAAGTGGAGCTAGTGGTAATTATTGTGGTATAAAACTTTTTAGAGACAGCACAGAGATAGGTAGTGGCTCTGGAAAGACTTATAATGCTTACAAAATATGGTATCCTAGCTCAGAGTCGGCTTTAGATAATAGGACTGTAGCTAGTTTAGCTATAAACTTTTTAGATGACCCTGACACAGCAAGCTCTATTACATACAAAGTACAAGCATTTGTTAGCACCGGAACAGGCGGCATTAATCATAGAAATAGCGCTGATGATACAAATATTACCTCACAGTTTACAGTCATGGAGATTGCAGGCTAATGGCGTATGTAGGACAAAAACCAGCAACAACGCTCACAATGCCCACCAGCCAGTATTTTAATGGCGATGGCTCTACAACTGCGTTTACTCTAAACAAGAGTGTAACCGTAAGCGAAGAGCTAGAGGTATTTGTTGACAATGTTCAGCAGGAGCCGGGTTCAGGCAAGTCCTACACCGCGACAGGCACAACTTTAACATTTGATGCCGCGCCCTCATCAGGAACTGGCAACGTATATGTTGTGTATAGAGGGTTATCACAGTTTAATGCACGGCTAGAGCTAGACCCTAATGCCGCAATATCGGCAACAACGGGAACTTTTAGCGGGGCGGTTACAACTAACGGCGCGATAGTCGCTACAACAGGAAAGGCGATAGCGATGGCTATTGTATTCGGAGGATAATATGGCGGCACCAAACATAGTAAATGTAGCAACAATCACAGGAAAAACCGCAGTTCAAGCCGTAGGCACATCTGCCACAGCTATTGTGTCTAACGCCGCTTCAAGCGGAAAAGTGTTTAAGGTAAACAGCATCATTATATCAAATGTTGATGGAACGAATAATGCGGATATAACTATTGATATACTTCGTTCAAGCACTGCTTATCACATAGCTAAAGGATACACTGTTTTGGCGGACGATACAGTTGAGGTAATTACAAAAGCTATATATTTAGAAGAAGGTGACGATTTAAGGCTTACCGCCTCTGCCGCTAGTGACCTTGAGGCGATTGTTTCATACGAGGAAATTTCCTAGTGCGTAACCCAAAAACCCTAAAAACGCCTGCAATAGCTGGCTCTGTATTTAGGCAAAGGGAACTTTACTCTAAGCCAAAGGACATACTTGACGCTAATAAAGGCGCGACAAGTGGTGTTTACAGTTTTGTAGATTCTAGTGGCTCAACTTTTGATTATTACGTTTTGATGGAGTACGGACTTGCTTGGACTAGAGCGCAAACCACAGTAGGGACATATTCTTCTGCTTTTTCCACAAGCGGGAGAAGAAACGGCCTTTCTGGCAACTCTACAGGGGCAATCGGGTATAATTCTAATTCATGTTCTGGGCAGTCTCAAGACCAAGGTGCGGTGTATGGCTGTCCCGGCGCGACTTATCAATCAAAGGTAAATGTAAGCTCATCATTTCAGTCTGCTTGGGGTCTTACAAAAACAAGATACAATGTTACTGTTTCCAGCAACAATGGTTATTGTGGCTATCTTGGTTCGGGACTTTCCAACATTAATGTAATAACAGGAAACACAACCCAAATAGTGGTCTGTACGGGTGCCTATACTTATGGAGCCGCAACTGGAAATTTTACCCATGAGGCATATGCAGACATAACCTCCTCAGTCTGTTTTACTACATGGACGGCTTGTGCGGGAAGTTTTACACTGGCTATTAATAATTTGTGGGTGGCGTAATGGAAGAATTAAATATAGCAAGTTATAGGGTTTTGAAGTTTCGACTTGATGACAGCAAAGTCAACAAGGCGATTTCATTTGTCACAGAAAAGTTCTCTTCTATTGAGCCGGGTTCTGGAAATTTTAGAACAGAATCAGAGTCTGGCGCGGGGTATGAATTTTTGATTGAGCATAACAATGGCATTTCTGAAGCCGTGCTATCTGCGGCACAAGAAGCATTTGACTCTTCTTTTTCTATATCTGACTGCTGGGCTTCATATCAAACAAATGACTCCTCTATAGATAATCCATATCACACACACATGACCGCTGGCTGCGGTGCTGTGGCCTACCTTCAAACAAACGAAGGCGACTCTATATCTTTTAGAGATGACGGTGGCAACGAAGAGTCACTAGCAGTGACAAGCGGCGACCTTTTGTTATTCCCGTTTTTTGCAGAACATAAACCAAATCAAAACGCAGGTGAAAATACACGGGTTAGCTTAAACTTTGATTTGGTCTATAATGAAACACAAGAGGCAGATTTGAACGCAATTAGCAGAATTGACATATGCAAAGACTGCGAAAGATTTACTTCATTGAGTATGTGTCAAGAATGTAACTGCTTTATGCCTTTCAAAGTAAGAATAGGTTCGGCATCTTGTCCGCTAGGAAAGTGGTAGGAGAACGTAATGCCAATAAGCAAGATACAAACAAACTCTGTGACTACCGATGTTTTGGGACCGGGTAAGAATCTTATCATCAATGGTAACTTTGCTATTGATCAAAGAAATGGTGGCTCAAGCATAACACCTACCAATGGTCAGTTTAGTGCAGACAGATGGAAATGTTCTTTAAGCCAAGCGTCAAAGTTTTCTGCCCAACAAGTAACGGATGCTCCTGTTGGTTTTCAAAACTCAGTAAAACTTACTAGCCTTTCTGCTTACACCCCTGTTTCTAGTGATTACTTTCTTATTCAGCAACAGCTAGAAGGATATACAGGCGCACATTTACTTTATGGAACAGCTAACGCTAAGACAGCAACTTTGTCTTTCTATGTAAAGTCATCTTTAACAGGGACTTTTGGTGGTGCAATTAGAAACAGTAATGGATACAACAGAACTTATCCTTTTGAGTACACAATTAACTCTGCAAACACTTGGGAAAGAAAAACCATAACATTTGCTGGCGATACATCTGGCACTTATTTAACGACAAATGGTGCTGGAATTACAACAACCTTTAGCGTAGGTGCTGGGGCTGACTTTAAGTCAACAGCAAATGCTTGGGCGGCTAACAATGATATTGCGGGAAGTAATGCAACGGATGTTGTAGCAACCAATAGTGCGACATGGCAAATCACAGGCGTAAAACTTGAAGTAGGCGATACAGCGACAGATTTTGAGCATCGTAGCTATGCAGATGAGTTGGCTAGGTGTCAGAGGTATTATGAAAAGACTTACGCAGATTCTGTTTACTTTATGAATGGTAGTTCTGGCGCACAAATACAAAGACAGACAAATCACTTTATGGTTCAAAAGAGGGCTAGCCCTACGGTAACACAGACAAAAACTGCTGGCTCTAGTGGGTCAGTCGTTGGAAATGTTGGTGCTAATATTGATGGCATTATACACTCATTTAGCGGTAGTGACATTGAAAGTTGTTTCTTTTCTTGGACAGCAGATGCGGAGTTATAGATGAAAATTACTAGCGCACAATATGTAAATGAATATGACGCTGATGGCACTACTGTTCTTAACAGCAATATACACATTGAAGCAGTCATTGATGGTGAAACATTGTTCGTCCCCCTTGACACAAGCAACCGCCACTATGCCGCTATCAAAGCTAAACACGATGATGCTGATGACAGCTTCACAATACAGGACGCAGACTAATGGCGTATCTAGGAATAGACCCAAATGTAGGTGATATCACCTTTCAGACCTTTACAGGTGACGGAAGCACTACAGCCTTTACGCTTGCTCAGTCTGTTGTAAGCGGCGAGGCTCTTATTGTGACTATCGGTAACGTGGTGCAAGAGCCGGGCGTCTCTGCCGCATATACCGCCCAAGGCAATACTCTAACCTTCTCTGCCGCGCCAGCTAATGCTGATGTGATTACAGTCAGGTTTTTTGGCCGCGCCGTTGACCAGCCAACCAGCTACGGGATGCAGTTATATAAGTATGTGGCAACTGCTGGGCAGACCGCGTTTACAGGTGCAGATAACATAGGCACTATATTAGCTTTCTCTGGCAACGATGTGGATGTATATTTGAATGGTGTGCATCTGGACACATCAGACTTTACTGCCAGCAACGGTGATACGATTACTTTAGCTTCTGCGGCTGCACTAAATGACGAACTTGTCATTAGAGCCTATCGTGCATTTACCGTAACTGATACAGTAAGTAAGGCTTCTGGTGGTACGTTTGCAGGCGAGATAACCGCGCCGTCATTCCAGACAACCAATACCACGGTAGATACGGCGGTGTTCCGCACGAATGACCAGACGGTAGACCAGAACACCACGATAGGCTCGACTAAGAATGCATTGGCAATAGGGCCGCTGACGATTGATACTTCAACCAGCATTACCGTAAACGGTAATCTGACAATACTGTGAGGCAGGCATGGCTTCGATAATAAATGTAGACCAGATACGAAATGCGGCGGGGACGTCTGCTATGACGATTGATAGTGCTGGTGTTGTGTCTTTTAACACAAGTCCATCGGCTCCGGGAGTTCTTACTGCTGTTAGCGCACAATCCGCAAGTGGCAGTAGCACGGTTGATTTTACAGGAATACCAAGTGGCGTAGAGGTAGTTAAATTCACTTGCTGGGGGCTTTCTTTTTCTGCAACAGCAACTATTGACATTCGAATAGGCGATAGCGGGGGATTTGAAACCACTGGCTATGCTAGACAGTCTCATTATGGAACAAATTCATTTGTTACTGGCGGTAGTTCTGTAAGTAGCGATTCTTGGAGAAACTATGGGTGGACTAACACCAGTAGTGATTTTTACTTCAAGGGTGAATTATTTCACGCTGGAAGTAACAAGTGGATAATGGAAGCTAGAATTTTTGTAACTAATTATGACGGCTATTTTGCAACTATGATGGGGTACAAGGAATTGTCTGGCGAGTTAGACAGAATACGATTCTTTCCTACTGCTGGAACTTTCGATTCTGGCACTATTAGAATTATGTACGCATAGGTTAAATAATGTCAACATTATATGTAGATACAATAAACGAGAAGACCAGCGGCAACGGGATTGAGATTCCGGGTCATGTGTTACAGGTGGTTCAGGATACAATTGGCACAACCACTTCAGGGGTTACAGGTGCTGGAACTAATGTTTTTGCGGATAGTGGACTACAAGCAAACATTACGCCCTCAAGCTCTTCTTCAAAAATTTTGATAAAATATGAAGTTTTTTTAGGCAACAGTGCCACTGGTTATCAGACAAAATCCAGAATCGTGAGAGATTCCACTCCCGTAGGATTGGGAACTCAAGAAGGCACTAGAGGAGTTGCTTCAGCCGTTTCAAACTCTTACAATGCTTATTCTAGTTACGGGCAATACCACGTTCTTCCGCAAGGCATATCTTTTTTAGACGAGCCTGCTACTGCAAGTCAGATTACATATAAAATACAAATTGCCGCATACGGCACTGTAACTTGGTATTTAAATAGGTCTGCCGCTTTTCAAGATGGTGGAACATCTGGGTATGATTCTATCCCCTTGTCTACACTTACATTAATGGAGATAGGCGGATGACCAGCATATTAAAAGTCTCCGAGATTCAAGACCCAACGAACTCGAACGCCGCGCTCACGATTGATAGCAGTGGTATTATTTCAACAAGCCAACTTCAATACATAACTTTGTTAAGAAACGCACAGGCGACTTATTCTGCTGGCGCAACAATAGTGGACTGGAGGTTGGCAGAATCCAACGGAATCACTGAATCAAGCGGTGTTTGCACAGTTTCTGTGGCAGGTGTATATTTGATTTCTCTTTCTGTAATATCTTCTGCAACTAATGGCATAGAGTTTTTTTATAATGGCACAAAACAGTTTAGGGCGGGTTATGCCGCCGCTGGAACTGGAGAGGCTTGGTCTACAGTGGCGGGTTGTTTTGCTTGGAGCCTTTCTGCCTCTGATACAGTGGAATTTAAGGCACAAGGCTCTATGGAAATATACGGTGCCTCTGACAATACTACCGTTGGGCATTGGTCAATGGTTAAAATAGGTTAAAATCATGGCAACAGTATCAGACGCAATATCAGCATTAAATCCAGACCTTCAGTGGGTTCTACGCGGTGAGCCAGCCGATGCCTATGAGTTTAACACTATGTTCTCTGTGGTTGTTGGCGTAGATGACAACGGTACGGCTATCGAGTCTAGCGAAGATGACGATTGGCAGGGCGTTACATGGAACGCGGTTGAAGATAAGTTAGCCGAGCTTAACGCAGCGGAGCCTATGAAGCTACTGCGCGAGGAGCGCAACAAGCGTATTGCAGACACAGATTGGTGGGCATCGTCTGACCTTACTATGACCGCAGAACGTACTGCCTATCGTCAGGCACTGCGAGACATCACTAACACATACACCTCACTGGACGATGTAGTGTGGCCTGTAAAGCCGGAGTAAGCTATGAGTAATGCTAGAACACTTGCTGACTTAATGGGAACAAGCACCACAGTGCCGTCTTCTAAGCTGTCTAGTGGTACGGTGTTGCAGGTTGTCCAAGGTTGGTCTGATACTCAGTCGAAGACTACAACTTCAGCCAATGGCGACGCTATTGCTTGCCCCGCTACCGCTACAATAACCCCTTCTTCAACGTCCAGTAAAATCTTAGTAATGTTTTATGGGATGTTTCATTTTGGTAACAACAATGACGTTTGCTTCTGGCTTTTAAGAGATTCTACAGTTATTGGAAATAGCACAGACACAACAATGAATGCTGTTGGGTTTTTGGGGACAGGGCAATATAGTGACAATGCTTACAGCCCTAATGCAATTAGTTTTCAGTATCTTGATAACCCCGCAACAACATCTGCAATCACCTACTCTATTAAAGGTGGGGGTATCCAAGGGACTGTTAGTTCCGGGAATAGAGGAACTCCTAAATTGGCTTCTAGCAATAATGAGTTTATGGCATGGAATCGCGCTGAAAACGATTCAGGGAGCGATAGCATAGCATCAGGAAGCGCGTTTGTTTTAATGGAGATTGCTGGCTAATGTTCGGTGAGTTTGCATTATCTGAAAGAGCTATAGCGGCGCACGGTATCATTGCGTTCGGCACGTCTACGTCTGATGCAAACTTTCAGGCAGTAAACACCGCTACATTGGTGGCGGATGGCGGGGCAGAAATGTCCGCCATTGCTACTAAGACCTCGGTTGGTGTTGGCATTCTCGTGGGTCTTGTTGAAAGCTCCACGGACTTTGTACTAAGCTCTGACCTTACCCGCTTTGCTACGGGGATATCTGCACAGGTAATCAACACCACACAGACAACAACACCGCAAGCCATACTAAAGGGTGCGTCAAACCAGGACTTCAGTTTCACACAAGTCTCTGACGGCGTAGCGGTTCTAGGTGGTGTATCAGAGCAGGACTTCACGACCATACAGTCTGCACTAGCTAATAAATTAGCGGGTGGTGCGGCAGAAATGGATGCCAGCTTCGAGCAGGGGGATACCATACTTAGTGTTATCTTTAGTGGTAACTCAACGCAGATTTCGCAGTTTGACCAATCTAGTCTTGGTGGCTTAATTGTTCCAGCAGAATCTGATATGGTACATCTATTCGTACAGAGCACTTTTGGCGAACTGCTTTGGGTAAATATAAACGCGGCAACAGGCGGCGTAGAAAACTGGACGCCTATTACACATAGCGGTGATACATGGACACAAATCAACGCTGGTGGTACAATAGAGCAGTGGATTGAGAAGGTGGTCTAAATGGCAAGTACATATACTTCAAACTCAGGCATACAAAAGCCCGGTTCAGGTGAACAGGCGGGTGCTTGGGGTGCGACTGTAAATACAAACTTTGATATTATTGACCGTGTTGCTGGCGGTGTTGGTGCAATAACACTTGCGGGAACTAGCCACACCCTGACCACCACCGATGGGCAGCCTTCTGACGGGCATTATAAAGTGTTGGTTTTAGGCGGTGCGCCAACAGGTACAACCCTTATTACCATTAGCCCCAATGACCAGGAGAAGCTATATTTTGTGCAGAACAACTCTGGTCAGCAAGTTGAATTTAGGCAAGGCACGGGCGGCATAGCAACTGTAAACAATGGCGACACCTCTATTATTTATGCGGATGGCGCAGGTGCGGGTGCACAGGTATCAGATTTCACTAGCACTCTTGCTGCCCCCACTGACCTTGTGAACGACACAACTCCGCAGTTGGGCGGTGACTTAGATACAAACGGAAACGCAATTTTGTTTGGTTCTAGTAAATGGGAAATTGAACTTGCTCCAGGGAGTAATGATCTTCGGTTCAAGTATAATGGGACTACGGTATTTAAACTATCTAACACAGGCGCGGTTGTCGCCTCTGATAATATTACGGCTTATGGAACACCTTAATGGCTCTACCAGCATCTGGAAATCCTATCAGTTTTGGCGACCTCAGAACGGAGTACAATACTGGTAGTAACACCGCTATATCTATGGCGGACTACTACAGAGGTGGTAGTCTGGTACGCTCGTTAGCTGGAAACAGCAACGCTGTTAATTTATCTGCAAATGTGCCGACAAGTGGTGCGTTTTCCTTGGGTAACTTTCACTCTCAAGAGAGAGCTTTTCAAAAAACATTTTCTTCTAATGACACAGACCAAGATGCGTCTACTATATTTGGTTCTGACTACACCGTTAACTACCCAAAAAGAATTGTTGTAAATGCTAGCATAACCGTTTCTAGTAGCGTTGGAACAGACGCAATTAAATATCCTTCTGGTGCGGCGGGTACACTAACTATAACTAATAACGGTACAATTACTTCCACAGGCGCATATGCTATAAACAATTTAAGTTCTCAAACTGTCGCTGTTACAAATAATGGGTCTGTGACAGGTTCAACCAGTGAAGGGTTTAACTCCACCTTCTCTGGCAACGGCTCTGCACAGATGAATTTTGTAGGTGGTTTTGGCGGCGCTTCAGCCCCTGACATTTATCACAGTGATTATGGCGTTGGCTTTAACTGTAAACTTACGCGCTCTGGTAACACGTTCACTGCAAGCTGGACATACAACGAACTTGATTACAGTAATAGAGGTTCAGGGTCATATAATATTTCATCCATTTTTCCTTTAGATGGCTCTGGCGCGTTAAACATTAGCGATACATCAACATATGTTATAAACACTATTTACACTTATTTTGGCAGAGATGCTAGAGATTTAGCCTTTGGCTCTAGGGTCATTAATGGTCAGCGTCACTTTTGGTTTGCTTCTAACGCCAAGGCCACTGACATGGACTCAGGAGCCACCGTTTATTCTCAACCGGGATGGCTTTCAACTAGCTTGACTACAAGTAACAGCCGTAGAAGCAGTATTTTAGACACCTTAACAGGTGGAGCCACAAATGGCTCAGTGACAGGGGTGTAAAATGCCGCTTACCAAATTACAATTTAAACCCGGTATAAACAGAGAAGTCACTTCGTATTCTAATGAAGGTGGCTGGCGTGATTGCGATAAAATACGCTTTCGGTTTGGCTTTCCTGAAAAGATAGGTGGGTGGGAGAAGTACACCAGTAGCACCTATCTAGGCACGGCTCGTGCTTTACATAACTGGATTGCACTAGATGGCGCGAACTATCTAGGCATCGGCTCCCATCTAAAATACTACATTGAAGAGGGCGGCAACCTTAACGACATCACACCTGTGCGTAGAACAACTAGTGCAAACGGAGCCGTTAGTTTTTCTGCAACGCACAAAAGTTCTGTGGTTACAGTCACAGATGCAGGACACGGTGCGGCACAGTTTGACTATGTTACTTTTTCCAATGCCGAAAGTCTTGGTGGAAATATTACCTCTGCGGTATTAAACAAAGAACATCAAATCTCTCGTGTTATTGATGCAGACAACTATGAAATCACCACTTCTGCCACAGCAACAACATCAGGGATACTCACAACCACAGTGTCAGGAACTCCAGTTGTTACAGCCGGAACATATTCAGGGGTCACACAAGATTCTACAAGTGGTTCGGGAACAGGGGCTACATTTACTGTAGTAAACTCTTCGGGTACCTATGTAGTTACTGTTACTGATCTTGGAGTTGATTACGCAGTAAGCGACACCATAACAATATTAGGTACACAGTTAGGTGGTTTAACGCCTGCAAACGATTTGGTGATTACAGTAGCGTCTATAGGTGGCGACACTCTTGATGGGTCTACAGACGGGGTTTTTTCTTTAACTGGCACAACAAATGCGGGTGTTAGCTTTGAAAGACATGTTCTAGGGCAAAGCACACAACTTTCCGCAGAATTTTGGAATCCTTTTGAAAACAACAACCCTGTTTCTACAGTAATCGTAAACTCAGGCACATCTACTGGTGCGGCGACCTTTACTGGCGTAACAGGTACGGTAAGTGGTGGCAGTGGGGTAGATGCAGAATTTACCATCACCACTGATGGTGCTGGTGGATATACTGTAGATGCAGTTACTAATGGAGGCACTGGTTACGATGC